TCCCTGCGGACCTTGTGGGCCAGTCGCTCCCGGTTCGCCGTCTTTACCCGGATCGCCCTTCTCTCCCTGCGGTCCTTGCGGGCCAGTCGCTCCCGGTTCGCCATCCTTGCCCGGATCGCCCTTCTCTCCCTGCGGTCCTTGCGGGCCAGTTGCCCCCGGTTCGCCATCCTTGCCCGGATCGCCTTTCTCTCCCTGCGGACCTTGTGGGCCAGTCGCTCCCGGTCTTCCGTTAAGTTCGCCCTTATCAAGCATTTCTTTTAAGCCGAACACGAAATTTTGCGCTTTATTCAGCGCTTTCCTTGTATTCTCAAGTTCTGCTTGTGCCTGCTCAATCCAGTTTTTTACTGGATCGGGGACGCTCCCTTTTTCATATGAGAGTGATGGTTTGATCGACGTTTTAGCAATAGCAGATTTCAAAACCTTTTCGCCATCTGACACCGTGATTTGTATGCTTCCTGATCCTGCGTGTGCTCCTATTTCATCATCCGCTATTACCCATTCGAGTATCATCCCGTTAAGTGTGGATGATGCGGGATAATCTTTTCGGTTCGGTTGTCGCACGACAAGACTCGCGGTTGCATCAGGATACTCACTCAAAACCGACGATACATCGATCGAAAGTTTCGTCACTCCATTTTCTCCGACGCGGCCAATATCAATAATCGACCGTCCAAATTCTTCGATTGTCGTTTCGACCTCTCGCATTTAGTCTCCTTCTCTCCTACAGCTTTGATATCGCCGCCCTAAGTTCTTTAATCGCGTCAGCTTTCGGACCGGCGTCTGAAAGCTCACACCACGAAAACGCTGAAATCTTGGTTTCTCCCGCAAAATCGTTGACTTTCTTTCGGATTGCTTCAATTTTCCTTCGTATTTCAAGAATGTGTGAATTGAAATGTCGGAGGGATGTTGTCCCCGCTTCAACCGTTTCGCTCCACCCCGCATCCTGCATACCATAAGCGGCGAGAATCGAATCTACATCCGCGCGCGGTTCTGCGATATGCGCCGCTCTTGTTGGCGTCGTTCCTGCTTCGATCGTCGTGTCTGTATACTTGGTTTTGACCAGAGAAACAGAAACATCTGTCTCCGCATTTGCGCCGGTTGAGTCCATCAGAATAAACGCATGCGATCCGGACGCCGTAAGCGGATACGCGATAGAGAACGCCTCAGTCTTTCCGGATGCAAGCGTCGTTCTTTCTCCGCTCGGCGATTGATAATAAAGCGTCTGAGCAAGTCCGTTATCCTTGGCGGCGCACTGGACAAACGCCCAAATTCTTCCGGCTTTGACCGCCTGCGTATGCGGAGAGAGCAGCTTCGGCGCGACGACCGGCGTATTTCGGTAAAACGTCGCCGATGTTGCATAGTTGGAATATGTCCCGCCTGTCGTATAGGCTCGAACTCTTACGACAAACGCCGCTGTCAGCGGTGCAGCGTCAAACACCGGGGATATATCGAATCTTGTCGCCGTCGTTGTATACTCCGGACTCCATGTCGCGCCGCCGTCTATACTGATGCTTCCCGAATATCCGGCGAGGTTGCCGTCAGGAGCCGTTGACGCTTTCCACGACACGATCGGCGCGGTTTGATAATATCCGGCAGACGGAGACACGATTTCCGGCATCGTCGGAGATTGCAGCCTGTAAACCGAATTACTTTCGCGATATCCGGAATATAGCCCGTCTCCGTCTTTCGTCCTGATCCTGTATCGGCGATATGTACCATCTGCCATGTTCGGCGTGTCCGTTGCCGATCCGCTTGCCGCTGTGGATTGAATCGTTTTGAGAAAAGAATAACCCGTCCACGTCGAGCCGTTGCTCGACGTTGCAACCTCGATTTCGTATCCGGCAATATTGCCCTCCGGATCGGAAGCGCCGCTCCATTGAAGCGTGATATTTCCGCCGCCAAAGCTCGCCGGTGATGCAGAAAACGCCGTCGGCGCTTGCGGCGGAACTTTACGATAAAACGTTCCTGACGTTGACCATCCGGAGGAAATCCCCTTGTTTGTGTAAGCCCTGACGCGGAACAAAACGCGAGATGATGCGCCGATCGAGTTGAACCAGCTTGAAATATTAACGCTTGTCGCCGTCGTCGTGGTTTCTGCGCCCCATGATGCGCCGCCGTCCGTGCTGATTTGATAGGAATAACTCTGAATTGGATCGACGCACGATACCGCGCCCCACGAAATCGCCGAAAGGCTCGTATATCCGCCAGCAGCAGGAGAAAGCGATCCCGGCGCGCTTGGCGTATATGCGTGATAGCACGCACTGCTTTCTGTTGCTGTTTCAGAATTGATTAGTTCGCCAAACGTCCAAATTCTGAATTTGCGATAATTTCCGGTTCCCGGCAAAGCAACCGATATCGAGCCATACGTCGCCGACGTTTCAAGCGTGTAATAGTGGTTCCAATCCGCCCACGATACGCCGTCCGAGCTGTCCGCGTATTCGACATAATAGCTCGTAATCGCGTTATAACTTCCGGCTTTTGCGCCGCTCCATGAAAGCGTCGTTGCATCGCCCGCAACATTTGACGCAATAGATACCGCGCTCGGCGCTGTGCATCGTGTCGCGGCTGATTCATATTCAAACGTCAACGTTCCCGATCCAGCAACGCCGCGAATGGAATAATCCGAATCTTGCAGCACATAGATCGCCGATATGGTTTTGTTAGCGATCTCATATTGATATGCTGTCGGAATATCAAACCAGTCAATCGAAACGCTTGCGCCGCTCGTGCCGCTTCCGGATAGATAAATGCTCGTTGAGCAGATGTTATATTCTACGCCGTCCGAGGTCTCAATCTGAATCACAATGTCGCGAGTTGCGCCGGATCGTGTGCCGTTGGTCAACCCGGAAACATTAAACTTTGCGCGAGTCGCTTTGTTTCCTCGTCCGAAATCTGGAGATGAACTGACATTGTATTTAATCGAATCGCCGTATTCCTGCGTCGTATAGCTGTTTTGACGCGAAAACGACATCGAGGTTTGACTCATCCGTTACCACCTCGAATCAAACATAGAAAGAGCCGACATAAGGCGCGACACGCTCGATCGACTCGATAGAAAGCCCGTTCACATTGATTCTATAAAGAGCTTCTTGCCGTTTATTTCCGCCGCTTGCAAGATTGTCTTGAGTCAGCACCGGATCGCTCGCCGCGCTTGCAGACGCCGCCGGAACACCCTTGACCACCCTGAAAACATGCGTGTCCGCCGCGCTGCCGCCTCCGCGCGCAAACTCAGCGACGAGCAAATCTTTTCGATACATGTTTTGTGTTCCACTCTCTACGGTTAAATCTTCGTAGGAGCCGCCCGGAACGCAAACAATGTATCCTTGATTGACAAACGTTCCGGAGGCAAGTCGAACCGTGTTGTTGTCAACCAGCGAACACTCGAGCATCTCGTCGCCCTCCGTAATTCCGGAACGTCCGAAAATTGCCCGATAAAGCTGCGCGTCATCTTCGGCGTAAATATGCGGTGCCGCATCCGGCGGCGTGTAAATTGTAATTGCTTTTTGAGCCATCTTTACCCCACCTTCGTTTCCAGCTTTTCGCCCGACGCCGCGATTGTAAGAATCACGTTTGAAATCGCCTTGGTCGTGACGAGACCCGTCACACGATCCCGTCCAGAGACGAGATCGCCGAGTTCGAGGGACACGCCCATTTCTGACGTGTCCATCTCGATTGAACGCATCGGAGCAAGCGCTTCGAGCTGCTTCTTTGCGCTTTTTATAAGTTCATCTCGGCTTTCGGCATTCGGATAGTCGAACGTTGTCACACGATCCGCGAGACCGAGATTGCCCGGACTCGTCTCCGTGATTGTCCCATTTTCCAGCCTGTACAGATGCACGACTTCGCGCTCGGTCAGCTCGCCGCGTCCGAGCGCAATAATATGATTATAGGTCGATACGCCGCCGAGCTTCGTCGTCATGTGTACGCCGTAATCCTGCGACAAATCGACGAGTGAGGAATAATCTGAAACCATCCGAGGAAACACGCGCACTTTTTTCTGAATGTTATCGTAGATACACGAAATTTCGAGGCGAGCATCAGAGAAGGACGATACGATTGCATCCAGCAGCGTTTGAAAACGGAACTCACCAGAAACAACCGCATCTTTGATTTCTTCTCCGCCCACGTCAAAAAAATCGCCGAAACGGTCTCCGATCAGCATTTTGAGCGCTTTGTTCGGCTCTGTTTTGCTAATCGTCAAATAGGGCGCGCCCGTCGGCGGTTCAACGATCTTTCGGCAAAGCAGGCCGCGCCACGTCGCACCAGATATTGTAACTTGTCCCTGCTTGCTTGCATGCTTGATTTCATCCACCTGACCGCCAAACTCTGAAAATGGGATATAGACAAAATCCTCGTCGGTTATTCCCGACTCCAAATAATCATCCTCATCCATCGTAAGAACAAATTGATTTCGATCCAGCTTCGGCGTTTGAGAAATCTCGGCATCAAACTTCTTGAAATCCCGTATGAATCCGATTTCATGCCGATCGGCGTCGGCGTGGATAATATCCATGAAGCCCTCCTCAAATCCATTTCGGTTCACTTCGTTGTTGCAAGAGTTCAATATCAAAGCCAAATTCACCGGAGAACTGAACCGTAACATCGCCCGGAGAAATCTTTTTGAATGGATCGCTCGTTTTGATGCGATAATCAAAGAGATTCGTTGTCGTGCCCGTCGAATCTACTCGATAGATTTTGCGTTCAATCTGATCGAGAACAATTCGTTCGCCCTCCTCCGCGTTGGCTTCGACGCCGTAAACATTCCCGCCAATGTAAATTTTGGGTTCTGCGCAAGGTCCGTAAATCGTGACGATCGCCGGAGTGTCCGCGAAATGGTCGTTGAAAAGAACCTCATTTGCATATCCCGTTCCGTATTGATACGGGTATCGCCCCGCGTATTTTTTTCCGTATGACGAAACCGCTCTCGTTCCAGCTCGAAACCGCTGCACTTTCTCCGTGATCCAGAACGGAAACGGAGAAAGAACCTTGAGTTTCTTCTCCATGAAATGAAAACCACCCGCCCATTCTTCGATCTCCGAGGATGTGCCGAGATAGCATTTCAAATATTGACCATCCAGCCAGAGTTTACCGGGTTTATTAGCGGAGATATCCGTTTCGCAGACCGAAAGCAATTCGTTTAGAGCTGAAAGACATTCTTGCCGCGTCTTTCCTCTGATTACGATGGAGATCAGTTTTACTGCCGCGCCTCGCGTGAATTTTGAAATCTTCGCGCCGAACTGCATCGGATATTCCGAGGCCGTATAACTCCATTCAAATTCCCGGAGTGAAAGCGCGTCCTTGATCCGGATCGCGCCTCGGTCAAGCCTGACCGTCTTTCCGACTGAATTTTCAAAATAGATTTCGCTCATGCCATCACCTCGCGGATGATTCGAGCAAACTCGCGCTCGCCAATATTGATCGAAATATTCATCGCTGCCAACAACTGAGCAATCATCGACGCGAGACGCTCGATCGTTTCGTCGGAAAGTGAAATTTGACCGGAGTTTTTCGACGTGCCGGAAAGCGGCGTTACAACCGTTCGTCCGCCAACTTGCGCGACCAGCTCAGGGCCAGCCTCGGCGACGATCGCCATGCCGGAGATTAGCTCGCCGCCGCTTGCAAGCATCGGAATATTCGGGATGTTAAAGCCGAGTCTCCTTCCACCGACGCCCGGAACCCAATTCGGCATCTCGATCGCAATCGCGTTTATACCGTCAATCGCCGAATTGAGCAGCGTGATAACTGCGTTGATCGGCGCTTTCACCAGATTTCCTATCATTGAAAACACATTGCCGAAAACATCAACGACGTTTTGCCATGCCGCGCGCCAGTTTCCCGTGAAAACATTTTTAATGAAATCAATGATCCCTGTGAAAATCGCTTTGATATTCGTCCAAACCGAGGAGAGCGTCGAAAAAAACGCTTCGGCAGTTCCGCCGATTGTCTTAAACGCCGCCGTCCACCCTTGAACAAATGCGTTTTTCAAGAACTCGACAATCGTTTTGAATACCGTGGTCATTTTATCAACGGTTGAGCTTACTGATTTATGAAGTGCTGTCAGTGCATCCGATATGGTTTGAAATGCTGATACAACCCATCCGGAAACCTTGCTCGTCATGGACATAAGCCATTCAAAGAGCGACTTGACAAGATTTCTGAACCACTCGCATTTCGTCCAAAGCGTCGCGATAATGGCAATCACCGCCGCGATTGCTGCAACGATGGGATGAGCGGCAATCAAACTAACAAACCCAGAGAACGCCGAGCCGACCGTTGAAAACCCGCTGATAATCTGCGGAACCGCACCAATCAGCGACCCAACGCTTGAAATCACCTTGCCGAGCACAATGAGCAGCGGCCCAATCGCCGCCGCAATCGCCGCAACCGTGACGATTGTTTGCTTTGTCCCTTCGTCGAGACTTCCAATCCATGCCGCCGCCTGCTGCGCAAGTGCAGCGAGCTGTGAAAGCATAGGGGAAACCATTTCAAGGATTGTCGCGCCTAAATCCGCCCCGGCAATCTTGGCGTTGTTCATCGCAACCGTCAATTTATCCGGCGCATCGAGTGTTGCTTCAAATGTGTCGGCGACGACGGTCCCCATGTTTTCCATACCGGAAACGAGATCGTCAACCGAAAGCCGCCCTTCGCGAATTGCCGTTGCCATTTCGAGCGCGCCCTTTGTGCCGAATGTCGATTGAGCGATTGAGAGCGCCTCCGTCTCCGTCTTGGCGTTCTTGATTGCCGCGACGGTTTCGGAAAAGCCCTGCTGCATGGTCTTTCCCTCTGCGGTATAAGCCGAGGCAGATTTCCGCAAAGCGGCGAGCGCCGTTCCTGTATCAACGCCCGCCATTTCAAAGTTAGCGAGCAGCACGATCGACTGATCGATACTTAGCCCCAATTCCTTAAAGGTTGAGCCGTTTTTCTCAAGGGACGCCATGAGCGTGTTTGTCGCAATGCCCGTTCGCTGCGCTTCGGAGGAAATCAGGCCGAGCAGATTCGGCGTTTGCGATATATCAAGGTTCCATTGCTGCATGAGGTGAGACGTGGAGTCGATGGAGCTGTTCAAGTCTGCATCGTTGATTTCTGCGAACTGGATAAACAGTCGTGAAAGTTCTTCCAGCATTTCACCGGTTGCGCCGAATTTTGTGTTGACTTCGCCGATCGCAATGCCCGCTTTATCCGCTGTCGTGGGGATTGAACCGAAAACATTCTTGAACGATTGTTCAAGCCCGTTCATCGCCTCGCCGGTTGCGCCGGTCTTTTTGACGATGATATCCAAACCTTCATCGACTTCGTTAAATGCCGCAATCGACGCCGTGCCAATCGCAACAATGCCTCCTGAGACGACCGACGCTTTCTTTCCGTAATCCTCGACCTTTCCGCCGACTTCGCCGAGCTTCGATGACATCTTGTCGGTCAGCTCGGTGTGCTTTGAAAGCTCGTCGTTTACATCCTCAATAGATTTTCCGTAAGAGGTGAGCTTCGACTCCGCATAAGCAAGCTCTTTTTGCTTCTTCTGCAAGGCGTCCGTGTTGGCATCTTCCGACTTGGACATTTCCTCGACCTGCTGCCGGAGCACTGCGACCTTTTGCCGTTGGCTGTCCATTTGGCTCTCAAGCATTTTCTTTTTCGCTTTGAGCTTCTCGGTTGCCGTGGCGTTCTTGTCCATCTCTGCCGTATCGCGGACATATTCCGCATAGGTGAGGGACATTTCGTTGTTAATCTGTTTGAGCGTTCCGATATAGTCGGCGGAACCGTCGGCCTTAAACCGGAGACCGACCTCCTCGATATGTTCGCTCGCCAATCTTTCCGCCTCCTGCCTCTAAAAAGAAAAAGCTCGACCGCCAAAGCGACCGAGCTTCATTCACAAACGTTTGCGAATTATTCGTCTATGAACTGTACGCGGAACGGGTTTGTTTTTCCGTGATCCTCCAAATACATTCCGCAAAGCTGCAAAAACGCGACCGGCGAAAGCTCCCAGAACTCCGGAATCGAAAGCCCGATCCGCTTCGCCGTATGAATCAGCCTGACGAAATCCAAATTTAGATCGCGTTCATCGTCAGGCGCGCCCTGTTTTTTCCCGTCATCTGAGCCATTGCCGAGCTGAACTCCTTGAAAATCTCGTTGAGCTGCTCAAAATCACTCGGCCCGATTGCCATCATGCACTCGTCAACCGTGCATTTTTCGCCACCTGCGCTGATGAGTGCATGGAGCATAAAGCCCATTGCAGAAATCGCCGTCGTGATAATTTGCCCGTATTCCTCAGAATCGGGATTGATATATCCTTCTTTTTCCGGATTGTTGATTGCGATGCGCTGCATGTCCTTTTGAAGTTTGCCCAAACCGCCCGGATAGCGCGTCATATTCTCAAGTGCTTTGAAGTTCATTCCGATCGAGATCACATCGCCGGAGGAGAGCTGATAATCACACTTATTGATTGCGAGCATACGTCCTCCTTACTCCGAAACCAGCGGCGCGAGCAGCGGCTTTTCAAAGAACTTTTCCTCCGTAATCTGCGGATCGGTATCTCCGGAAAGCAGCTCGGTATCATACTCGACTTTGTAGCTGCCCTTGTCGTCAAAAGTGAACGACTGGATTTCAACGGAGCGGTTCTGCGTATTCGGCCCGCTGTCGTCCTTGGTATTCGCCGCATCGCTCGCGGAAACGAGTTTGCATTTCGGATACCAGACAAAATTCGTCTTTCCGGACTTCTTCGGGAACACAACACCATAGGCAAAATAGCCCGGCTCGTCATATGTCGAATGAACGACGAAACCGTTCTTGATCTCATTTCCTCGCATCGTCGCGAGGACGATCGGCGGGAACGCCAGATTCTCGACCGTCATTTTCGGAGGCGTTACAGATGTATCGACATCATAAACCTCATTCGAGCCGAAAACCTTGGATTCGGAGCGTTCTTCGGTTGTCTGGATAGACGCGACCGTTTTGAGCTTCGTGACGTTTGCCGCGAACGCAATCTGATTGTCGGTCTGCTCCTTCTCCCAGAAACAAATATATTGAGCACCGACACCGACGCGGCGCATGGGCTTAGAATTGACAATCGCCATTGTTTACCCTCTTTTCCATTGTTTCGATCATGATTTTCACAAGCTGATCTTGATTCTTGTCAAACTCCGGCTTCAAGTGCGGCTGCGCTTTGACGGTTCGTTGTTCTCCGGCTTTTTTCTTCCGTTTTCCCGGAGGTCTGACCTTATGCCCAGATTCAACCATTCGCCCATAAAACCGGCTCCAGCCGAATTTCGTCTCCGCCGTCGTCTCGTCCTGCTCAAACATGAATGTATCGAGCATGTGCGGAGAGCTTCTCCCGCGCGGAGCGGAACGCCCTCGCATCGCCTCTTGAAGATATTCCGCTGCGGCTTTCTGCCCGCTGAGAATTAAAGCGTTTGTGATTTTCGATTTCTTGGAGATATACTCCTGTAACCGCTGAAAACCTTTCAATTCGTTTCCGTTGTGCATCAGACCGGCTCCATGATATCAATGCTGAACTCATAAGACACCGCTTGCAGGTTCTCGTCATAGCCGCATTGTGCCGTGAACGGAATCAGATGTTCGCGGAGAACATCCACAACGTCGAACATGTCCTGTCTTGCCGTTTCCGGTTTGGAAATCAGCTCGATAATCACCTTGATAGCCATCTGATTTGCTTCGTTCGAGCCGTATGTTTGCGAAAGCCGCGTTTCATTCCAGATGATTCGCGGCATGGTCTCGCTCACGCTCTCATACTGCGACACTGCGATCCTGTCCGGCACTTCGGCGAGGATGTTTTCAAGTTGCTCAAGCGTCAAATTTTTCAGCCATCCTTTCGAGCGAAAAGTCAGTGATTTCAAGTCCGTCATTATCAAAGCCGTTTTGAACCTGCTTGATTGTGAACCAGTTATCGCCGATCTTGGCGACGTCCTGCGTCGATATGTTTTCAAGCCGCCACGTTCGCGCAACGATTTCAATATTCACGTTAGCCTGCTTCGCCGTGTAATAGCGGCGAAAGCCAACAGTTCGCGCTTCGTACCATTCTTTCGCTTTAAGCAAAACACGGCGAACCGGAAGTTTTGCCCGATCCGCCGTGTTCGTTATAGAGTAAAATTCAATGATTCCGCTATCCATCATCGTTCCTTCCCCGCTTTCTGTGCGAAAAGAATCGAGTTTTTCAAGCTGCGCAAATATTGAGGCATTGCCTCGCCTGTCCTGCGCTTGGAGTACATCCACGAGGCTGTTCCGACAATCAATGTTTGATAATCCTCGACATCGACGCCGTTTGCATCATCCGGAAAATGGACGCCGCGCCGCTCAAGGTCAAGGCACGCCGCCCGGAGCAACGTTTTCAGATACTCGTCATCGGGACGCTCTCCGAGTCGATTGAGATCGGCTCGGAGAAGGTCAAAAAGAATCTGCTCGTCCATTGTTCAAACCTCAGCTTTCCGGTTTAACCCGCTGCGCCCTCGGCATCCTTGATTGTCACGAGTACCCAATCTTTCGTTTTGTTCGTGCCGTCAACGTGCAGCGGCTTTCCGTCAAGGCGCTCAAGCCCTTTGATAACCATCTGATCTTCGATGAACTTAACGTCCGTAGACGCCGCCAGCTTGAGCGCCGCACGCTTGGTAACCATGTAACGGCGGAAATCGCCAAAAAGCACCTTGTCGGCGTCCATGTACTGAGAGAAAACCACGCGGACACCAATGTTCGGATTCTTCAAATCCGGCACGACATAACGACCCGCGCTGTCGGTCGTAATCATGTTTCGCAGAAAACGCCCGTAGAAGGTCGAACGCTTCATAACGGCGATAATTTCGCCGTATGCTTCTTCACCATCATCCACAAGCGAAATCTTAGAAAGAATCTCGCCAAGATTAAATCCGGTAACGGTTACGCTGTTCGCCGATTTCAGGCTCGGAATAATGCCGACGAGCTGCTTACCCGTCGAGCCGGTTCCCTTGAGGATCGCCTTGTCGCGGGATTTGGCGATCGCCTTTGCGAGTTTCGTCTCGACATATACGGCGAGATTGATGAGGGAATCTTCGATGATATCGTTCGGGATCGCCATATAACCGGCGAGCTTCCAGCCGTCAAACTCAACCTTTGCAAAGCCTCCCTCAATCTGCGAAATCGCGCCGGACTGTTCCACCCAAACCGCTTCCGGGTCTGCACCGTCGAGAATGACGCGGGACGTGCCGCCAACGTTCAGAGTTTCTACCTCGTTTGCAACCGTGGCATAGTCGCCCATGCGATCCTCGATGCGATCCATCACGATTTCCGGGATCACAAGCTCGGTGCTGCTCAGAGAGCCGTTCTGCGCGCGGGTCTGAATCATCGTCGTCAGGCTCTCGTAAAAAGTACGAACCTCCGGATGAATGAGCGTTTCGCGAGTGAGTGCGCGACGAGCTGCGCGCGTGTTCATGTTCTGAATGGGCATGTCGTTTTCCCTCCTCTGATGGTCTGCGCCGTTCTCTCTGTGTTCCTGCTGCTGATCGGCGGCGCGGTTCTGACTGCTTTCGGCCTGCTCAAGCTCGCGCTCAAGATCGGCGATCTCGCCCTCAATGGCCGAAATCTGTTCATTGTTCTCGTTCTGTTCGCGGTCGAACGTCTCGATCGCTTCATCGACTGCTGCGCGCTCCTCGTCAGTCTGCGCCGCCTCGATATCACTTTCAAGCTGCGTCTCGCGCGACCTGAGTTCTTCCCGCGTCGCTTCAAGCTGAGTGAGGCGCTCGCGCTTTTCGCGGATGCGCTTATTGAGCACAAGGGTTCTGAGTGCCATTTACTTTTCCTCCTTCTTGAGCTTCGAGCGCGCGCCCTCGCGCCACGCCTGAGCCTTTCGTTTCTGGATCGTGTCATAATCGGCGCGGCGAGCAGAAACGCCCGTCGCCTCGTATGCCGGGAACGTGCAGACGGAAACCTCGTAGAGCTGAGACACTTCCTCGATCGTCCAGCGAATCGACGAGCCGTCCTCGCTGAACTCCGTTCGTTCCTTGCCGATATCAAAGCCGAAAGAGCATTGATCCACGTCGCCGCGCTTGACGCGTGCATAAAGAGACATCGCGTCGGAATCGTCCGGATTGAT